GCGGCCGGCGAGGACGCCGACGACTGGCGCGAGCTGTGCGCCGCCAGGGGCATCTACCTGCGGGCCACCACCGCCGTCTAGCGACTGACCGGACGCCGGCAGCCCCGGCCAGGAGAGGATGATGACCATTTCGCTGTACGATCCTCGGAGCATAGCCCGGGCGCTGCTGGAGATGAAGAGGCCCAAGACCTTCCTGGGCGATCTCTTCTTCGCTGGCGCTCCGCAGCTCCACCTGACGACGTCCTTCGACGTGGATATCCAGACGGGGACCCGTCGGGCCGCCGAGTTCTCCAACCCGGCCGGACGCGGCAAGGCCGTGGACCGCGAGGGGTTCACGAGCTACAACTTCGCGCCGCCCACGACCAAGCCGAAGATGGCGATCACGCTGGAGGACATCGCGACGCGGCTCCCCGGCGAGCACATCTACTCGGGGCAGGCTCCGCAGTCCCGGGCGCAGAAGCTGCTGCTGCAGGACATGGAGACGCTCAACGAGATGATCGCCCGCACCGAGGAGATCATGCGCCGCGACGCTCTGGTCGACGGGGCGATCACGATCTCCGAGAACGACGTGGACCAGGTGATCACGTTCCCGGCGCGGGACGGCTCGCTCACTCTCGGCCTGCTCGCCGCCGCCGACCGCTGGAGCGCCGACACGTCGGACCCGGCGAAGAACCTACGGGCCTGGCGCCGCGCTGTCGCCGCCCAGACCGGCCTGACGGCGGACACCCTGATCCTTGGGACGGACGCGATCGACGCGCTCTTGGCCAACTTGGCCGTCCAGAGGCTGCTGGACAACCGCCGGATGGACTTCGGCGCCGTGTCGGAGCAGTACCAGGACTCGGGCGCCATCTACTACGGCGCCATCGGCGGCGTGAATGTCTGGGGCTACAACGAGCTCGACCCAGACGGCGACCCCCTGATCTCCGCCAAGACCGCACTCCTCGGCTCCAAGGCCGCCAGGTGCGAGATGCACTACGGCCCTGTCGGGCTGAAGGTTGGCGAGGGCAGCGCTGCCCGCGTGGCCCTGCAGATGGGCGCCCGCGTGCCCAAGAGCTGGTGCGAGGACGATCCGGCCGTGCAGTGGCTCCAGATGAGCGCCAGCCCGCTGCCGGTGCCGATCCAGAACAACGCCTTTTTGACTGCGACCGTGCTGGCGTAGGTGGCGCTCCGGGCCCAGCTTGCGCTTGACCGCGCTACGTTCCTCAACCCCGAGGAGTTCGGCGAGGAGATCGTGATCGACGGCGTGGCGGTGACTGCCGTACGCGACGACGATCTGATCATCGAGCGCACGCAGGGCCCTCGGGCCGAGGGCGCCTTCGCCAAGCGCCGCGTCTTCCACCTCACGTCCGGGCTCATCACGACCCCGGTGGAGGGGCAGCGCGTCGACGTGGGCGACGCGCGCTGGTACGTGGAGCAGGTGAGCGAGGCCGAGGGCATGCTCGAGCTGACCCTCCTGCGGCAGGAGACCTAGTGGCCGTCACCTTCACCGGCGATCAGATCGGGCGGGCGGTGTCCCTGCTGGCGCACCTGCCGGGTGCCGCCGAGAGGGCCATGGCTCGGTCAATCAATCGCGCCCTGGAGAAGGCCCGGACCATCGGCGCAAGGGCCGTGGTGAAGGCGTACCGGATCAAGGTCGGGCGCGTGAAGAAGGGCATGGGCAGGCCGATCCGGGCGACACGGACAAGCATCGCCGGTGCCTTCCTGGCTTCCGGCCGGCGCCCCACGCTGTACCAGTTCAGCCCGCGCCCAGCCAAGCCGGGCACCGGACGCAAGGGGGGTCCGCCGCTGCGGGTCGCAGTGCGCAAGCGCAACCAGCGCAGGCGGCTGCCCGATGCCTTCGTGTTCCGCGGGCTCAACGCCAACCTGCTCATCGGCCGCGAGGACCCGGATCGGATGATGAAGTCCAACCCGACGAAGCACCGGATCCAGGGGCTCTACGGCCCAGCGATCCCGCAGATGCTCGGGACGGAGCACAGCACGAAGGCCATGGAAGAGGCGGCGCAGGAGACCCTCGCCACCCGCCTGGAGCACGAGATTGGGCGCGCCCTCGACAGGGCCGCCCGGTGACGGTTAACAACCTGGTGGCCCGCCTGGAGGTCTTCGCCGCCGCCGCGCTGGTGGACATGCGACTGGAGGCCCACGGCGAGGACGATGCGCGGGCCCCCGTCATCGTGGCGGGGTGGCTCCCGCCGAAGCGCAGCGCAGGCGAGCCCACGCCCCCGCTGGTGCTCATCCGCCCGACGAAGGGGCAGGATGCAATCGACGGCTCGACTATCGAGGTGCTGTTCCTCGTCGAGACCTTCTCCGAAGATCAAGAGGGCTGGCAGGACGCGAGCAACATCCTGCAGCGCCTGCGCGGAGCACTCACCGGGGCGGACCCGCTAGGCCCATTCTGCCTGGAGCTGCCCCTGACCTGGGAGCTCTTCGCGGACCAGCCGGAGCCCCAGTGGGGCGGATTCATCACGACGACCTGGACGCAGCCCCGGATCGATCAGATCGGGATCACGCAGTAGGCCGGAGGATTCGATGGCGATCTATGCGCATGGCGTATCAGCGAGCGAGGTTCCGACCTCTGCCAGGCCGCCGATCACGGCGAACGCAGGGCTCCCTGTCGTGGTCGGGACAGCGGCCGTGGTCGAGGGCGTCCGCACGAATGTCAACGTGCCCGTGCTCTGCACTTCGTTGGCCGAGTTCAACGCGGCGTTTGGCGACGGGCCGGTCGCGGACTACACCCTTTCCGAGTTCGCCTCCGTCTACTTCGGGCTCTACGGCGTCCAGCCGGCCGTCTGCATCAACGTCCTGGATCCCGACGACGAGGACCACATGGACGCCGTGGCCCGCGCCGCGCTGGCGTGGGCGGACGCCGAGACCAGCCAGACCGTCGAGGTCTTCGGGGCCGACAAGACGACCGTCGTGCTCGACGACGGCGCAGCGCCCCCGGTGGCGTACGCTCTGACCACTGACTACACGCTGGCCTACGACTCCGACGGCTACCTGGTCATCACCAGGGTCGCCGCCGGGGCCATGGGCACGGGCGCCCTGCCGCTCTGCCACCTGACCTATTCGAAAATGGACCCCGCCGGTGTGGTCGCCGCAGACGTGATCGGCACGGCCGTGGGCGCGGTCAACACGGGTCTCTACTGCATCGAGGACGTCTGCCCGAAGCTGCAGCAGGTGCCGGGGATGTTCCTCGCCCCGGGCTACTCTCACGAGCCCACCGTGGCCGCCGGACTGGTGGCGCGCGGTGCCAGCGTGAACGGCGTCTTCGTGCCCCAGATCGTGGTCGACCTCGACCCCGACGAGTACGAGATCGCCAACTACTCCGAGGCAGCGGCGTGGAAGCTGGCCAACAACTACACCTCCGCCAACATGGTCTGCTGCTGGCCCAAGGTCACCAGGGGTACGGCGACTCACTGGATGAGCAGCCACTACGCCGGGCTCGCCAACCTGACGGACGCTGGCGCCGGTCAGGGCGTGCCCTACGTGAGCCCCTCGAACAAGGATCTGCTGGCGGACGGGGCGGTGATGGAGGACGGGACCGAGGTCGCCCTGACCTGGCTCCAGGCCAACATCCTCAACGCCGCCGGTATCGTGACGGCGCTGAACTTCGGCGGCTGGAGGCTCTGGGGCAACCGGACCGCCGGCTACCCGGCGTCGACCGACCCGAAGGACGCCTTCGTTCCGATCCGGCGCATGACCCTGTGGCTGGTAAACACCTTGACGCTGACCTACTTCTCGCGCGTCGACGACGCGATGAACCTGCGCCTCATCGAGAGCGTCGTGGACAGCGCCAACATCTTCATGAACGGGCTGGCGGCCCAGGGCGCGATCCTCGCCGGAGAGGTCGTGTTTGCCGTGGCGGACAATCCGACCGTGGACCTACTGGACGGCGGCTCGACCTTCCGCGTCTACTGGACGCCGCCCCCGCCAGCGAAGTCCATCAGCTTCGTGATCGAGTACGACGTGGCCGCCCTGGCGCTGTTGTTCGGCTGATCGTGACCCGGGGCTGAGCCCCGCAAGAGGAGGCCCCCGTGGCGGACATTGGCGAGAGGCTGGTCAACTTCGAAGTCTTCGACAGCGTCACCGGCCGACTGCTAGGCTTGGCGGACGTGGAGCTGCCGACCATCGAGGCCCTGACCGAGACCGTGCGCGGCGCAGGAATCGCAGGAGAGGTCGAGAGCGCAACGCTCGGGCACATCTCCGCCATGAGCATGACGCTCAAGTGGCGCGTGCAGGAGATCCAGGGGCTCAAGCTGGCTGCGCAGGAGGTGCACGCCATCGAGCTGCGCGGCGCCGTCCAGCGCCTGAACACGGCCACCGGCGTGTACGGAGTGCAGATCCTGAAGTACGTTACCAGGTGCACTCCGAAGAACAGCCCCCTCGGGACGCTGGCGCCGAGTGCACTGCAGGAGCCCTCGGCCGAGTTCAACGTCATCTACCTCAAGGTCTTCGTTGATGGGCGGCCGTACCTCGAGATCGATCCGTGCAACTACAAATACGTAGTCGACGGGAAGGACTACCTCGCCGCCGTGCGTAGCGGGCTGGGGATTAGCTGATGGCCATCGTGACTTTTGCCCCGCCGCTGGAGTGGGAGGATGAGACCTACACCGAGGTCGACACCGATCTCCTCGCCCAGCTCAAGGGCCGCGACAAGCTGGCGATCATGGCCCGCTTGCGCAAGCGCGGCGAGCGCGACGTGATGCAGGCCGAGACCGACGACCGCTACGTCATCGCCGCCCTGTCGCGGGCGACGAAGATCCCCGAGGACGCCTTCGGCGAGCTGCCGATCCGCGTGTTCACCGAGGTCGTCATGGAGGCCCAGAGTTCTCTGCTGAGCTCGGAGGATGGGGCAGATCCGCCGAGCTCGAACTGAGGCAGGCCGCGGTCAGGCTGGCGCTGGCCACCTACACGCCGGTGGGCTACTGGCTCGATCTGCCGGTGGCGGAGATGGGCGAGTGGGCCGGCATCGTAGCCGAGGAGCTGCAGGCGCAGCGCCGGGGGTAGATTGTGGCACGGGGCCGGACGTATGAGCTAGCATTCCGCATCGGCGGCCAGCTCTCTGCCGGATTCACCACGGCGACCGGGATTGCCAGCAAGCGGCTCGCCCTGCTCCAGAGGCAGGGCGTTCTCCTCGCTCGACAGCAGCAACTCACGAGGGCGTGGCGGGGCGTCGGGCGCGCCTTCAGTGGTGTCTCCTCGCAGGTCGGTAGCCTCGCATTCCAGATCGCTGCAGCATCCGGTCTGGCCGCCGGTGGCCTCTTTATGCTCGCCCGCAGCACCGCCGAAGTGGGCGACCGCGCGATCAAGATGGGGCAGAATCTCGGCGTGGACGTGGGGGTGCTGCAGGAGCTGTGGTACGCGGCCGAGCGCACCGGGGCGGCGCAGGAAGATCTGAACCTGGCCCTTCGACAGATGCATGTGCAGCTCGGGCAGGCCGTGGCCGGCACTGGCGAGGCCCGCCGCTACCTGGACCAGCTTGGGCTGAGCGCCCAGGACCTGGCCCGCATGAAGCCCGAAGAGGCGCTTGAGACCCTGGCCGACGCGATAGGGAAGCTGCCCACTGTGGCCGAGAAGGCTGCGGTGAGTCAGTCGCTCTTCGGGCGCGGCGCCAAAAAGCTGGGCGTTTTGCTCGATCAGGGCGCCGACGGGATGCGCCGCCTCCGCAAAGAGGCGCGGGCGACCGGCGGGGTACTCGGGCGCGAGGCTGCCGAGGACGCGGCCAAGTTCAACGACCGCCTCCTGGATCTAAAGCTGTCGTTCGCCGGGATCAAGACGACCATCGGCGCCGCCCTGATGCCGATCTTCACCCGCATGTTCGAGCGTCTCGCCAAGTGGCTGCAGTCGAATCAGGGGCGGGTCAAGGAGCTCGCTGACCGCTTCGTGCTGCTGGCCGAGCGGTCTATACCGAAGCTGAAGGAGCTCGCGGACAGGGTCTCCGCGCTCGCCGGTAAGGCGCTGGACCTTCTCGTTTCAGTCAAGGACATGGCCGGCGGATGGGAGAGCCTGGGCCTGATCCTCGCCGCCGTCCGCTTCGCCCCCATCGTGGCCGGAATAGTGAATCTCACCCTGGCCCTCTGGGGAGCGAGCACGGCCGCCTGGAGCTTCGCCGCAGCGCTGCTCGCCAACCCCATCACATGGCTCGTCGTTGGGCTCGCCGCGCAGGTGGCGCTGATTACGCTGGCGATCGTCCACTGGGACCGCTGGACGGCGGCGCTCAGAAAGTCGTCGGCGGCGATCAAGACCATCGTGGCTGTGCTGGGTTGGCTCACGCTGCCCCTCTGGCTGATCCCTGCGCTGATCGTCGTCGTCGTGAAACACTGGGGCCTGATCGTCGGAGCAGTGAAGGCGGCAGGTCTGGCCGTTGCCGACTTTGCCGTGGCGGCATGGGAGCGGATCTCGGCTATCGCCGCCTGGATTTGGGACCGGATGCAGTGGGCCTGGGGCGGTATCCGCCTGGTGATCCTCGCCGCCGTCGAAGTGATCGGCTTGATCCTGGCCCCCATCGCAGAAGTCATCGCAGCGTTCGGTCGTCTGCTCGGCGCCGTGTGGGCGTGGGTGTGGGAGGCGATTCAGCCTGCCGTCGCTATCGTCGTCGCCCTCTTCGTCGGCCTGGCGTCGAAGGTGTGGGCCGCGATGGTGTGGCTCTTCGATGTCATCGTTGCGGGGTGGGCTACGGCCATCGGCGCGCTGTCGTCTCTCTGGGATCAGTGGGGCGACTCCGTCATCGCCACGGTGCGATGGGTCGCAGCCCGCGCCCTGGAGATCCTCGCCGCCCCTCTGCGTGTGGGCTTGGCGCTGGCGTCCATGGCGCCGACCGCCGCAGCCCCACACCTGGCCGAGCTGACCACGAAGCTGAGCGGGAGCCTTGATCGTGGCGTCGCCGCCGTCGAGGGGCCGAGGCCAAAGCCGCTGGCGCAATCGAGCGCCGCCCTGTCCGGGGCCATGGCGACGCGCGAGCAGGGCCGTCAGAACAGCACGGCGCTGTCCGTGGCGTACAGCCCGCAGATCACGGTGCAGGGGGACGCCTCCCGGGCCGACATCGCGGCCGCAGTGAAGGCCGGCGCCGACGATCTCCTGGAGCGCCTGCAGGCCGCCCAGGAGAAGCAGGACCGGCTCGCGTATGGCTAGGGCAACGACCAACACGACAGAGGCCGGCGACACATGGGACCTCCTCGCCCTGGATCTGCTGGGCGACGAGCGCTACCTCGACCTCCTCATCCTGGCCAACCCCGCCCACGCGTACCTCGTGCGCCTGCCGGCGGGGATCGTGCTCAATGTGCCCACCGTGCCCACGCCTGACACCTCGCCTAGCCTGCCGCCCTGGCGGACCCCGTGACCCTCGCCCGCCGAGCCTGGGCTGAAATCGTCTATGAGGGCGAGGACATCTCCGCGGACCTGGCCCCCTACTTGCTCGGCGTCGAGTACGTCGACAACGAGGGCGGCACGGCCGACGAGGCGAGCATCTCGCTCCAGGACCGGGCCGCCCTCTGGCGCGGCGACTGGCTCCCGGGGCAGGGCGACACCCTCACGGTCCGCCTCCACGCCGACGACTGGGGCGAGGGCGGTGGCTCACTGCTCTGCGGGACCTTCACCGTCGACGAGCTGTCCATGGCTGGGCCTCCGTCGACCGTGCGGATCGCTGGCGTGAGCGTCCCGACAGGGCTCGCCGCCCGCAAGACGAAGCGTTCCCGGGCGTGGGAGAGCACGACACTGCGCACCGTGGCCGAGGACGTCGCCGCCTCAGCCCGGATGTCTCTGGTTTGGGACGCCGACGACACGGGCCTGCTCGACCGCATCGTACAGAACAGCGAGACGGACCTGGCCTTCCTGGCGCGGGTGGCCGCTGAGCGCCACTACGCGGCGAAGGTTATCGACGGCCAGATCGTCGTGTGGAGCATCGCGGACTACGCGCTGAAGCCAGCCGTCACCACCTACACGCTGGGCGAGAGCCGGATCCTGAGCTGGGATCTGAAGGTGAAGGCGTACCTCTACACGCCGCGGGTCAAGGTCATCTACCAGGACCCGTGGCACGGCGACGTGCAGGAGTCGACCATCACGGGCGCCGAGGCGCTGCGTGACCCGGACCCCGCCGACCCCTTCGGGCTCGAGTCCCAGAGCTTCGACGACGCCGCCGCCGAGGTCATGCGAGTGCGCGCCCGCAGCGTGGCCGAGGCCCAGGCGAAGGCGAAGGCTGCGCTCCTCGCCAGGACGGAGCACTCGGCCGAGGGGACGCTGACCGTCATGGGGGACGTGCGGCTGGTGGCCGGCAACTGCATCCAGCTCGCTGGCTGGAACAAGCTGAACGGCAAGTACGCCGTGGCGAAGGCCACGCACACCGTCGGGAAGGGCGGCTACACCGTCAGGG